GAACTCCATCCGGATGTTGAGTTTGTACAGGGTAAAGGATACCGAGGGACTGGAGCGCCGGTGGTCCGTTGGAAAAATGGATCATTGGTCCGATTTAAAACGACCAATCAAGGGACTTTGGGATTGGCCAGTGGAAGTGTGAATTTTATATGGGTTGACGAACCTCCTCCACCCATGATTTTTGGAGAGTTAAAATCAAGAATCACGAGAACCAAGGGCCGGATGTTATTCACCATGACACCCATTGGAGCGCCGGTGGACTATCTCAAAGAGATGGTCAAGGATGGTGTGATCTCCGAACATGTTGGAGTGATGAATGTGGCCAATACAACTCCAAAGGGATGTAAGGCCATGATGAGTGAGGAGGAGATTGAGGCGTTGAGGATGTCATATTTGGCAATAGATAGGGACGCCAGAATGAGTGGAGACTGGGATGGTGGAGTCCCAGAGGGCCGGATTTTCGACAAGTTTAGTGATGACATGATCTCCGATCTCACACCCAATCCAAATCGAGAATACATTTGGACCATTGGGATTGATCATGGTCATGACATCGCGTCTCAAGTTGCTCTCCTTTGTGCTGTGGATGTAACCGACCGATCAAAACCGGCGGTCTATGTGGTGGATGAATATGTGGCCAGTGGGGCCAAAGCAAGTGTCCACGCCAAATCCATTTTGGCCATGATCAAAAGGAATGGATTGGAAGTGGCCAATATACAACGTTGGACCGGTGACCGTTCTCATGGTGGCTCCAAACAAAATGGAGGCCGGATGTCCAACACAATGTTGATGAGTGGTTTTGTCCATGTTTTGGGCTATCCCAAAGGACAACTCCCATTCTCAATCCGTACAGCCTATAAGCCTCGTTTTAGTGTATATTATGGTTGTCAATCCATTCATGAGTTGATGTGTGATAACCGGTTCCAAATCTTTCCACGTTGTGAGAGGACAATCAAGTCTCTCAAATATTGGGCGTTGAAAAAGTCGGGTGTTATGGATACAATGAGTGAATGGAAACATACAATCGACGCGCTGAGATATGCAATCATGGGGACCATTGATGTCCAATACCGCTCTCCAAAAACCTCCAAACTGAGACTCCGATGATCAACCAATCCAACATCCCTCCACTCCCACTCCAAAAAGATCCATCCACCCAAAGAAGAATAGAACATACCTCACTACGTAAAAGGATGTTGACTGGGATGTGGTTACAGGATTTAGTTGACTCCATTGGAGATCACATTCCACAATCACGTCAAGCCGCGTGGGGTGTTCCGGATATGTCATCCAACATCTACAAAGCCGCCACCCAATCATTGTGTGGATTGTATATGGAACCACCATCAATCGGAGTCCAAGAGACCAATGTTGGTGAGAGTGATGGTTTGGTTGGACGAGCTGGTTTGATCAATCGTGCTGGTTTGTGGCCTCTCATGCAACGTGTACAATTTTATACACTAGGATTGAGAGAGACATTTTTGAGAGTGGACATCACTGATGATGGGATGGGTCTATTGTATCGGATTGTTACTCCAGAGATGGTGGACGCCATGGCCAGCGCTGGAGATCCATCAAGACCACATACAATCAAAGAGACTCGTTTGAGATACTGTGATTGTAACAAAAAATACGAGTGGACTGTTGACCACCTATCCATTGAGGATTTAGATAATCCAATCTATGAAGTGTACACTCTCAATCAAAGTGGTGAGAGAGATGAGGATGTGAGTGAGAAGTATTTGGGATCCAATATGAGTGGAACCAACTATCCATATCGTGACTCAAATGGTGTCCCTTTTCTTCCATATTCTTTGTATCATTCGGAGATCCATGGTGGTCTCTTTGATCCATACAATGGGAGAGAAGTTGTGGAGGGTGCTCTGAACGCCGCTGTCCTTTATACTTACTTCCTCCATTTGGCTCGTGATTGTTCACACCCACAACGTTATCTCATGGGAGCCACATTGGCCGGATTGGATATGATGGACAACAATCTTGAATCAAGACGCGCCGCCATCGCCAGTGATCCGGCCTCCATTTTGATCTTTTCTCCAGATCCGGATTTGGTAGCCGGTCAAAATCCACAGATTGGACAATTCCAAGCTGGTGGAGATGTGGGTGAGATGTTGGAGTCAATCACAGTCTATGAGAGACGTTTGGCCACCTATGCTGGAATCAATCCAGCGGATGTCCAAAAGATGAGTGGAGATCCTCGGTCTGGTTATGCCATCGCAATATCACGATCATCATTGAGAGAGGCACAAAGAAAATTTGCTCCTTCGTTCCGGATGGCGGATGTCCAAACAATCGAGATCAGCGCAAAAATTGCCAATCGTTATTTGGGAACTTCATATCCAGAGGATGGATATCGTATCGAATACCACGCCATCCCACTCTCACCAACCGAGTCCAAAGAACAGAGAGAGAACATGTTGGCACTATTGGCCGCCGGATTGATCTCCAAAGTGGACGCCATCAAAATCCTCCATCCAGACCTTGACGATGTGGACGCGCGCAAAATGCTTTTGAAAATCCAACAGGAAAATCTAACTTTTTAACAACTCACAAAGGGAATACAAATGAGTAAAACCAAAACCATCGAGGGTGTTGAGTACATCCAAAAAGATCATGTCGACGAGATAGTCCGACAACGAATAGCCAAATACTCCGAGCGGCTAGCTCAATCGGAGTCGAAGTTGGGAGAGTATGAGGCCCAATTGGATGAGGCCAAATCCAAAATGGGATTGGTTGACAACCTATCCACACAGGTTGAAAATCTCCAAAGTGAACTCAAAACCTCAAACTCCAGATATGAACGCCACACAACGATCTCTCAATTTGGGATCAATGATGGTGATGTGAGAGATATGGTGGAGTGGCAATATGACAGGGCCATGGGTAGTCTCCCAAAAAAGGACCGAGTTGATTTGGGTCAATGGTTGGAGTCCATCAAAACGGATCCCAACACCGCTCCCTCAACATTGAGACCTTTCTTTGAGTCACAGGTTGAGACACAAACGGACACCAGCCCACAACCACCACAGAGCGTCCAACAACCTCTCTCCCAACCTCCACAACCTCCATCATCCAACAGAGGTGTCCAGAGCCAATCCACAGCCGCTCCCAATGATCTTTTGACTCGTGCAACGGATCCCACATTTTACGCTCAAAATCGTGACGCTATTCGAGAGGCCTATTATTCTCGATTGGGTCAAACACCACACAAGTTTTGAGAGGTGATCCATGGCTCAGTTTTTATATAGTGATGGCGCTGGGATACCCAACCGCCATGACTTCACCAACACCAACTCAATCTCAGTCACCCATGGATTGGGATACACTCCAATGGTTTGGATTGTGATTGATGGTGTTGAGGTATATGGAGAGGTTCACTATAACAATCTTTTGACGTTTACTGTCATTTTTGAGACGAGTGAAACAGGGGTGATATATTACAGATGATCAATGATTGATCAATAATAAACTTATTTAGGAGTCCATCACCATGGCACAAAGATTTTTAGCACAAGAGGCGCTTTTTGAGGGCGTAATCAAACAAAACGGAACAGTTTCTCACGATGATCACGTTGTAACACGTGCATATCTCCATCAAAATGTTGTAAATGCAATACACCCAGATAGCGCGAACTATGCTAGTATCGTGAGTGATGGTGGTGTTGACAAGTTAAAGATCGAACCGGTCACCATCGTTGACACAACGGTTGACTCATCTAACGCAACAATCGCCGCTTTTGTCTCAAATGTGTATACTGGTTCAAACTTCCAAGAGTCTGACATTGTGATTTTGACCACAGCTTCTCCAAGTGAGTCGTGGATCCATAATGGTGGAACCGCTGGTACTGCTGCGGATTGGGAACTTCTCAACACTCAATTGAGTGATGCACAAGTCCGAGCGTTAGTATCTGGTGGAAACGCTTTGACATACAACAGCTCAACAGGTGTTTTTGATGTGGTTGAGGCTGACATCCAAGCGATGTTCAGCGCTGGAACTGGTTTGGCTTACAATGCTGGACAATTCTCTTTGAGTGCCTCATCTGATCAAATCAGTGAAGGAGTATCAAATCTTTTCTTCACCACCGCAAGAGTGGACGCACATCTCACAGCCGGCGCCGGTCTAACGTTTAACGCTGGTGAATACTCATTCACAGGTTCAACGGACGACGTGTCCGAGGGTAGCGCGTTATACTTCACTCAAGCCCGCGCACGTGGAAGTATCCAAGCAAGTGTTATCAGTGGACCGGATGTTCAACTTTTGACAGTTGATCAATCAACTGGAAATCTTTCGGTTCCTTTGTCTGGTGTATTTGCACAACTTAGTGCTGGAACCGGATTGGCTTACTCAAATGGTGTATACTCATTGGACGCCAATACTGACAACATCCAACAATTGGCCGGTGCTACAAATAAGTTTTACGCTGATTCGTTGGTTGATGCTCATTTAAGTGGTGGAACTGCAATCTCGTACAATGCTGGTGTAATCGCGTTCAACGGTTCAACGGACGACGTATCTGAAGGGTCCAACCTATACCACACGACCGCTCGCGCTCGAAATAGTATCCAAGCCGATCCAGCCGCTGGAAACCTTGTTACATTCAATCAATCAAGTGGTGATATTGCTTTGATGTTGTCTAGCCTTCGAAAAGGTTTTGCCAATCAATCATTGACAGCCAACACCAATTTGGTATTGACTCACAATCTCGGTGAACGATTGGTCCACGTTTCAGCAATGGATGGAAGTGGTAACGATGTTCAACTTGAAAAGGTTTACACATCATCAACTCAAGTGACTGTCAAAGCCACAATCAACTTGACTGGTATTGACATCGCGGTCTCAATCTAAGTCCCTCGACAAGAAAGCTGGAGTCACTCATTTGGGTGGCTCCTTTTGTTTTAGCACTTATTAATCGAGATGTGGAGTGTGGATGATCCGGATTGAGTCCCAATCAACAAAACACGATTGGATTGACGACCAATCTCCATGGGGATTCTCAACATGTTATTGGCTGGGATGAATATGTATTCATTGATTGGATTGTTTGGTCCAAACCCATCACCATCATCTCCAACATTGCCACAATACAAAGCGGCTGGAGATCCAAATGAGACCTCAGTGGCTCCGTTTGGGATAATGATTTTGGTGGCGGTGTTATCAATGTCAACGGTTTTGAATGTTGGATATGAGTTGACGTTGGTTAGATCATGAGTGGCCATGGTGTCTCCCTTTGTAAAAATGACATGTGGTGTCAATCACTTATCACCATATCACAAAAATGGCTATACTATCCACAACCACATATCTCCACCCATGGTGGATGATGGGAGTTGGTTATATCGGATAGGTTCACAACCGTTAACAGTGCAATGATCCGACCCATCCAATATAAACCAAACAAAATGAGAGAAATAAAATGGCTATCACAGATTATTCACAATTAGGCGATTTACGTCTAGCCGCAATGATTGAAAATGAAGTACGAGCAATTTTGGCTGATCAAGCCTCAATCCGTAACTCCGGAGCACTTTTGTACATGGGAGACGTGGCCGGTATCGGTTCGGATTCTTTACGTATGAGATACGCAAATTGGGGAGCGGCTACACCGTTCGCAAGTGCAAGCGATGGAGTGGAAGTATCCGAATCAACATTGACACCATCCACAGTGGACATCACTGTTGGTCGTAGCGCTTTACGTTATGACATCACAGATTTGGCGGCTATGACTGGACTGGGAATGGACATCGATCCATTTTCATTGGCTGGTAAAATGGCCATGAGTGCTGAAGCTCGTATCAACTCAATCATCACAGCAACATTCGCAAGCGCTACCAACTCAGTTGGGACATCTGGTGTGGACATGAGTGTTGATGATTTTTATGATGCTATGTTCCAACTTGAGAGTGAGTCAAACAATGGTGAATTCTATTGTATACTTCACCCACAACAGTTGAGTGATCTTCGTGACTCGTTACGAAGTGAGTCAAACAACGCGTTGGCGTTTTCTCCAGCGACTGAGGACATGTTGGCTATCAAAGGTCAAGGTTTCGCGGGTCGTTTTGGTGGTGTTGAGATTTTCAAATCATCATACGTAACCGAGGCAACTGGTAACAAAATTGGAGCCATGATGTCTCGTGGTGCTATCGCTTACGCTGTGGGAACTCCACGTCCGTTGGCTGGTGCTGGTGTTGAGATTCGTCCAGCCGGTACACCAATTGTCATCGGGTTCCAGCGCGATGAGTCAAAAGGTTTGACCGAGGTAGTCGGTAGCCTATATTGTGGAGCCGCTTTGACGGAAGATGAACGTATTGTCAAAATCGTCACAGACGCATAATCCACCGAGGGGATGGAGGGTTTGATCCCTTTGTCCCACCATCCTCTCCCCTTTTATGGGGGAGGGTGTTCTTTTAACTTCATATCAACAAAGGGAAAAACGATATGTCTTTTACTCCAACCACATGGACCGGAAAAACGGCCCAAAACGAAAATCCAAAAATCAAGATCCTTCCAAACGCACCGTTTTATTTGTTACACCACCCATTCTCATGGGAGTTGGTAGACGTTGGAGAGGGAGATTGGGAATGGCTCCCAACCTTTGGACACCTTTATGAGATCGCTGGTGTCAATGGTATTGTGGAGACACCTCGTGGACCAGACTCCACAATGAGTCGGATGAGGTTGATGGAAAATGGACAAACCATCATTGATCGTGAGTTTGGATATGTGGCACGATATGAGACCACATATGGTGGATTTTACTATTGTATGAGATGGGATGTTCCAAAGGTCATCGGATCAAAAGTATTTTGGAACCATGATAGAGATGGATATAACCAATGGAGACAAGAGCTGATTGGGTTGGGAGTAATCGCCAAACCTGAAAACGAAGTCATCCAATCAAAAATTGCATTGTTAGATAGAAAGATTGATCGCCGGTTAAAACTCCAACACATTCCAGAGATCAAAAAAGAGATTGATGGTTTGTATGGACTCAAAAGACAAATGAGAGAGAGTTTTGAGGCGATGTTCAAACCAACCAAAAAGAAAAAATCAAAAGGGGCCTAATATGTCTATTTCCAGAGAACAGGTGGAGAGAGTCACCAATCGAATGTATCAAGACGCTAAACAAAGTGGTCGTGATGTCTCCAGAGACCAGGTCCGAAAAGAAATAGTAAAACGAGCTCAAACCCAAAACATCAAAAAATCCAAATAGGAGGCTATCATGGCTTACAATGGAAAACCCTTTTTTAAAATCCCACGTCCACT